TGCCGCATTAAACCCTGCATTATAGTCAGCTTCGCCACTATTTGATAAAGCACCACCACGAGCAAGATAATAAAAAGCTCCTGTATAATTTGCTCCACTTAACCCTAAAGCACCAACTGTTCCTGTGATATTTGGAAGTCCTGCCTCGATTAAATTTCCTGCACCTTGTGTTGGCTGAAGGAATCGTTTTGAAACATTATAGTCAGGCACTCTAAAAGTCCCTGCAAGGTCGCCAGACTTGTTAAATCGTTCGCCTATGACTTTGTATAATTCTTTAAAATCAATTATTTCTAACGAATAACCATCGCACGCCAAACAATCTTCAGGAGTAAAATCGATAGGGAAAGTGAACAACGCACCGATTTTTTCTCTCGTTAGAGTTGTTTTATGATAGCCATTTTGATTAAGTTGATTTGTATTTAAATTTAGTATTTCCATAATTTTTACTTATATTTGATGCAAACGTGTACGATTTGTGATGGTGGTTGAACTGTTGTGGACTTGCCGTAAATGTTAGTGTCCATAATTAAATCGCCGGCACGATATTTAATATTTGTCGCATCACTCATTAATCGCATTGGTTCGTCGCCACCATCCGTTAAAGCAGTCATAACTCCGCCGTAATCGTCTGTTCCATATGCACTTAAACTTTTGTTGCCGTAATAAGAATTAACTTTGCCACTTGCATCAACTCTTAATGCAAGATTTATTTTAGGTAGTCCTGCTGCCTTTTTTGTTCCGAAGTTTTTTGATCCCGGTTGCAAGAAAAGTCCTGTTAAATTGTAGTCTGGAATTCTAAACTCATCTTCTAATTCCGAGCCATTATTGTAATCTTTGCCAATTATTGCGTAGAGTTTTTGGTAATCTTCTATTTTTAATGCATAGCCATCACAAGCAAGACAATCTTCAGGAACATGTCCATTTGGGAATATAAATAATGCTCCAATTTTATCTCGTGTGAGAATTGTTTTGTGATATCCATTTTGGTTTATTTCATTAGTATTTAAATTTAAAATTTCCATAAATTACCTGTATTTAATGCATAGATGGACTGTTTGAGCAGGTGGCTGAACAGTTGTGGAATTGCCATAAATAGAACTTGAACGAGAGGCATTAAAATTAATCCCCCAAGGATTACCTCCACCACCTCCGGAACCTGATGCTCGATTAATATTGATTGCAGTAATCGCACCTGTACAACTTACGCCATCAATCCACCCCCATTTTGGAGTCCAAGTAGCCGTTATATTTGGTAAACCTGCACTTATTATTTGAGCAGCATTGTTTGATGGTTGAAGAAATCTTTTCGTTACATTGTAATCAGGTATTCTGAATTCATCTTCTGTTTCTGTTCCTGTATTAAATGTTTTGCCGATTACCGAATAAAGTTTTTTATAATCTGCAATTTTTAAGACATAACCATCGCAAGCCAAACAATCATCAGGAACTATTTTTATGGGAGCAGTATAAATAAAGCCGATTTTATTTCTTGTCAGCTTGTTTAAATGGTATCCATTTTGATTTATTTCATTAGTGCTTAAAGTTATAAGTTCCATAGTTTATTTGTATTTAATGCATAGGAGTACAATTTGGGACGGAGGCTGAACGGTTGAAGATTTACCATAAGTTCCATTTGAGGCATTACCTGTTGTCATAGTGTGAGTATGTGCTCCATTTGATGATGTTGAACCAGTCCAAGTACGAGAGGCTTGGAAACTAGCCGTCATACCATTAAATGTTTTACCTCCACCGACTCCATAATCTGGAGCCGTATCATTATTTAATGCAAATGCACCATTAGCCAATGTGGTTAAGGCTCTGAAAGTAGAACCAATATTACCGGTTATATCCATAGTTCCTCTTGTATGAGTATGAGCACCATTACTTGAGGTTGTTCCACTATGCGTGTGTTGAGGTAAACCTGCTGCGATTTGCGTTCCGATTTTCGTCCCCGGTTGTAGAAATCGACCTGTGATGTTGTAATCAGGAATTCTGAATTCGTCATCATTTTCTACACCTGTGTTGTAAGTTTTTCCAATAGCTGAATAAAGTTTTTTATAATCAGAAATTTTTAAAACATAGCCATCACAAGCCAAACAATCATCAGGGATTATATTTGCAGGGGCAATATAAATGAACCCAATCTTATTGCGAGTCAGTTTGTTTATGTGATATCCGTTTTGGTTAATTTCGTTTGAATTTAATGTTAAAATTTCCATATTATTTGTACTTTATGCAGATGTGAACTAATTGTGATGGCGGCTGAACTGTCGCTGAATTGCCATAAATTGCAGATGAACGTGATGCATCCAATATTGCAGTACCATTTCCTGAGTAACCAGAGTTGTGTCCTAAGCAACTAGTTTTTACTGAATAAAACGCCCCCGAAGCTACGTCAAAATTACATCGGACATTTAATTCGCCCGTTATATTCGGCAATCCTGCCTCAATTAATCCTCCGGCATTTTGTGATGGTTGCAAAAAACGACCAGTTACATTGTAATCAGGAATTCTAAACGTACCTGAAGCATCGCCACTTTGATTAAACTTCGTGCCTATAACTTTGTATAAATCCTCAAAGTCAGTTATTTGCAGGGAATAACCATCACAAGATAAACAATCATCAGGAGTGTAATCTATCGGATAAATAAAAAGTGTTCCAATACGTTCCTTTGTGAGAGAGTTTTTGTGATAACCATTCTGATTAACTGGTGGACTTTTAAGTGTGTTTACTTTCATAGATTTGCCAATTCTTCTCTTAATGTCATTACTTGTGAGTTGTAATAATCAAGCCAAGTTTCGCCTGTTGTTTCATCTTTTATAGATGGCTCGCATATTGCTCGGATTCTTTTAGAATCAAGTTCTAAAAGTTGTCGTTCAATTTCAGATTTTCTGATGGCAACCTCCTTTTCTTGAAGATATTTTTTGTATTCTTCAGTATCTGAAATATCCACTAATGAAACTTCAATTCTTTTGTATTTTTCAGGATTTGTTTGAATATCGTTCGCAGTTTCTTGATTAACTTTTTGAAACCCTGTCTTTATTGAACCGAAGTATTCAATTGTAGAGATTTCTTTTGTTTCAATATCAACTTGAAGTTCGCCTCTATAATCAGGTTCAATCGTCCAATCTGAACCTGTCCAAATAGCGACTTCATTCTCTTTTGTTTCAGGAGGTTCTTTAAAAGTTGCCATTGCCGGTAGCAAATATTCAGACTGCCTCCTTGGGTTTTTTATTGCAGGGAATTTGCCTGTGTAAGCATTCCCTTCTGTGTTGTAACTGTAATAAAATTTTGTTGTCATTTTTCCTCCTTCTTATTTCTCGCCACCCTCAAGAGTGAATACTCCGACCGGTACGAGATTTGTTTCCTGCCAAATATTTAATAGATAAATGTAGCTCGCCAAAGGCTCAATTATCTTGAACCAAATGTCATTCGCCTTATAATCAGTAGGTTCTAACATTTGAGTAAAAATTGTGTTTGATAAAGCAATTAAAGAATATCCGTCAGATTCACAATCCACGAATAAATTAAAGTTCTTTGTTGTTGCATCTGTTGGACATAAATCAATAACATCAAGAACTAAATTTTCTTCAACGTGATGAGTTTTACTTGATGCTGTTGTGTATGTAAAAGGTGCGTTCGCAGTTATATAAATATGGGTTGTTAAATTCCCATCAAATGTGTAAGTTTCAACTTCGCCAATGCTGATTTTTGTTAGATTCAAGAAAGTTACAACACCCATTAATTGAGTACAGTCTGCATCTGAATAACATTCTGCACCTAAAACAAGACTTTCTTTAACATAAAATTCGCCATATTTAGTAGCAGAATAATGCAATGGTTCGTTTTCAAATTCGCTTAAGGTTTCAATTGTACCGAATGAAATTATTTTCGCAGTTGTATCTACAGCAACGATAGTCGCAAGTTTTTTGCTTAATTCTGTGTCTTTATAAACCACGACATCTTTTGCTAATGTTATGTTTTGAGAGGTGTAAAACACACCGAGAGAACTTGCTGTGTATTTCCAAATCTTAACTGTTCGGCTTGATAATAAATTCGGATTTCCTTTTGTATCAAGCCTGCATGAGTTCAAACAGAATGGAGTTAATATGCTTTTGGTTTCAGGTTCAGGAATAAAAGAATTCGGAATTAAACCATCTTCGCCTACCGGAGCATAACCCCCTGCAACGCCTTTTTCTTCTAACTTCTGATATTTATCATCTAAAGCCTCAAACTTCTCATCGGTTTTATTTATCGTGTCATCAAGCACGTCCATTGTTACGACGTTTAAATTTGGATTGATAACTAATTCTGCCAATTCTTTATTTGACATCTGAAGTTCAATTCTAATTGTGAGTTGTTTTACTGTGCCACTTTCAGGTGCTTGTTTTGTTGTTTCAGGGAATTTTGTAATTACGATTAAATTGTTTTCGGCATCAAAAACACCTGCCTCACGAACATCAAAACCACCAACTTCAGCAGGAACAGTTGTTACACAATAAAACCTTTCTTCAGTCCATTCGCATTTTTCAACATTCCCACGCCAAACTTCATGCACAAGTTTTGTTTGAGTTGTGTTTGGTTCATAATATCTGCCATTCCCATCACCTAAAGCAATGTGAGTAACTTCAAAAGGCAAGCCTTCTGTTATACATCTTAATTGTTTTTCAGCACCATAGTCTGTGACTAACGAGTAAAATTCTTCAGCCATTTTTAACTCCTAGAATTTATAGTTATAGTTTCTTCTTCGATAGTTGCTGCGTATGAATACATACGAGCCAAAGTTGATAAGTGAAACTGAATTTCCTCAAGCCAAGAACGTTCATTTTTATATTCATCAATCAATGCTCTTAATTTGAGTTCTGTTTCTTCGTTAATTGAACGATTGAAAATCTGAAGAATAACTTTGAAGTGATATGGATCGCCACCATAGTTAAACCATTCTTCAATATTTCCTACGATATTAAGGGTTTTAAAAATCTCTTCTAATGCATATTTTGTACCTTTATATCGGTGCATTTTTATAGCAGATTTTATAAGGTTGCGTTTTTCGGTTTCACTTAAAGCCTGCAACCAACCCTCATTCCCTGTAATGTGATATTGCTCTGCTAAATGTGGCAAAGCATCAACAGGAACATTGTCTATTATTGAAACCAAGAGAGATTCCAAGTCTAATTGTGCGAATCTTTCTTCGCATATTTCATCAAAAATTTTAAGGTTTACATCATTAATCGGTGCAAGAGTTTTCTTACTCATCAGCATAACCTCCTATTGAGATATTAAAATTAGTTAAATTCGCCCATTCGGATTCAGAAATTTCTATGTCGGCAGGAGTTTTTAAATCGACTTTAAACACTCCATAAACGCTATTTAAAATTGCTATAATTTGAGTTTGAATTACATTTTTCCCTAGCTTTTCAGACAATGAAATTTTGTATTCATTCAACTTGGCATTAATAGTTGTTTGAACGCTAGTAACATCTGCATCCTTGTATAAATAGATGGTTGCATCTATTGTGAAATCTTTTTTTGTTGGCGATAAAACCTTAACTAAATCTGTTAATGGTCGGATTTTATCATCAGACAAATAGGTCTGCACAATGTTTATAATTTCACTATTAGGGTTTCCCTCTGTTGTTAAAGGGTAAATATTAACGACACCGGGAGAAGGGGAATTAATTGCGACATCAATTATTGATTGATGAGCTGTTAAAGTATGGTAGCGATAAGCACCTCTGCTCCCTGCATTAGAAAACTTTTCAGGAGCTTGTCTAATTCTTTCTCTTAAACTTTCAGCCTCTTCATCATCTGCACCACCTGCGGATATCGTTACGTTTTCAGCCTCGCTGATATAACTTAAAGGTGTAATTAAATTATTGATTGAACCGATAATGTAATTATTTGATGCAGATCCTGGAGTCTCACAAGATGCCTCTGCAACAACTTCTGTTTGACCTGCTTTTAGAATAACTGCTTGGGTTGTTTGGAATATAAACAAACCATCTTTTGTTTCGACTTCTGTTCCCTTTTCGATTACAAAATCAAAATCTAAAGGTTCATCAACTTTAAATTTTAAATCTGTAACAGAACAGTTTGCTAGAAGTTTTCTAACACCTAAAGGCTCACCGATATGTTCAAGAATATCAAGAGGAGCATAGCTCAATAAATTTTGCTTTGCTGTTTCTTGAATTTTCATTCTTAAAATGGTTTCACGATAAGCACCGACATCAACCATTAAACGTTCAATTTGTGCAGGTTGAAGAATCTTGCCGGATTTCTTTTCGTAAAGTTCCACCCATTCTTTAGTAATGGTTTCAGGATTTCTCTCGATAAAATTTGGTTCAGGAAGTTGTGTCATAAATTAACCTCCACAGAATCTGAAACTTTGCCATCATTTAATGACCATTGAACTTTTATATTTATTTGAGTTTGATTAATCTCAACAGTTACGGCATCAACTTTTACTCTTTTTTCCCAAAGAGTTATTGCATCAATGATTTCTCTGATAATATTTGCCTTTGCAATATTCACAGGGTAATCAACATATTTCAAAATATCCGAACCAAAAGTCGGACGATGAGGAACTGAACCTTTTTGTGTTGATAAAATAACTGCGATGCATTGGTTAATATCTTCAACACCTTCTGCAATGCTTCCGATTCCGTTTAATTTATATTGCCAATCAACATAGGTAATTTCGTTCAAATTCGTCATTACATAGCCTCCTTTGGTGCAGATGTTGGCGAACCTTGATTACCTGTGTGAGTGTGTCCGTTAT